CAGACGGTACATGGTGGATCTCTCGTGATGAATTGAATCCATCTAATGTAGGTAAGAAACTGCATAACTGCTACCACGAAGGCGGGTTTGTTGACGAACAGATTCCCCTTGGACGCAGAGAAGTTCCTGCTATCCTGGAGAAGGGGGAGCTTGTGCTGGACGGGCCAAAGCAAAAGGGTCTGTATCGTATGATCGACTTCACGACTGCGCTGTCTGAAAAGCTCGGCGCCGCATTCGGGTCTGGCGGCATAGCAAGTCTGCTCCATACGTTCAAGAGCGGGCCGGATGAAACACATGCACCACTCCCGTCCGTAACGAACAACCAGAACGAGGCTATCCATTTTGGCGATGTTTACATCTATGGGGCAAACGAAGATACTGCCAAGCAGCACAGAGAGATCAACCGGCAATTCACCAATGAGGTTCTTGCGAACCTTCACATCAAACGATAACCACACAGTGGAGGGGAGTCGCTATGCTCCCCTCCACAATCATATAAGGAAGGAGGTTGTTTGATTGGCTTTTAATTCATATGAATTCTCATTTAACGGCGAGTCATCGCTGATGTATGGGTTGATGATATACGACTATGACGGGAATGGACAGGGTAATGTCAGCTTTGGGAATCAGGCTGCAATCGTAGAAACACGAACAAACAACCGTATCCAGCCTTTACATTTCGGCGTTAACTATCATCAGAAACCACTGGAGTTTAAGCTGGTCTTCGGCGCGGAGACCCCGCTGGACAGGTATGACCTGCAGAACATTTCCATGTGGTTGACAGGTCACCAGCAGTATCAATGGCTGTCTATCGACCAGCCGGATTTGGAGCATGTTCAGTTCCGGTGCCTGATCACCAAGCTGACTCCTCTCGCACACAGTTGGCTCCCCGTGGCTTTTGAAGCAAATATCCTGTGCGATTGTCCGTATGCCTACGGGTATCCGTTTGAGGAGAGCTACACTATTAACGGCGAAACCAATATCCTGTTCCGCAACAACGGTTCAGTCCGTGAGTATTTTAAGCCGTATATTTCTTTCCGCCCTGCATTTGGTACAACAGAGCTGAAGATTGTCAATGCAGATGATGGAGGCAGGGAATTTCTGCTGAGCGACATACCTACCGGCGCCGCTGTCGTGAACATTGATAATCCAAATGGAATCATACAAGACCAAGACAACAAGTTCAATCTGTACGATGGGTTTAAGGACTGTATGAAGTTCTTCAGGCTTGTCCATGGAGATAACAATCTTGTTGTTACCGGGAATGGGACACTGACAATCTACGGTAGGTTCTTGTATAACGTGTCAGCGTAAGGAGGTGCAGGATGTATCTCGACTATTCAAAGATTGAGTTCGACCGGGATGGCAATCCTGAGATGCCAGAGCTGATGCTGAAAACACTAAGCGACAAAGTGATCGGCGTGATACCCGGCGTACACAAACTCAAACTGAACATCAAGTTTTCTGAACCAAGTGAGATTTCATTCGATGTTCCAGCCGTCATCGACGGCGTGGAGAATCCCATATACAAGTATCTGTGTGGTCATAAGCAGATTTACACGGAACACTATGGCGTGTATGAAATCATCAACCCAAAGACATCCGCTGACGGTATCTCTGAAATCAAGCATGTCACCGGATACTCCTATGAGAAAACGCTGGAATCTAAAAAGTTCTTCCTTGAGGAAGGTACGTTCAACTTTTGGAACCCATCGTCACCAACAGATACTGTGCTTGGTCGTATTCAAGAGACCGCGATCGGATGGAGAATCGGATATGTCTCACCGACACTGATTGGCAAGTATCGTACATTCGACGGGTATGACAACTATTTGCTCCAGTTCATATACAACAGTGCGCCTGAGAAATATCGTTGTGTATTCGTATTCGATACATACGAGAGAACCATCAATGTCTATGACAGCGACCAGCGGATAGCTAACCTGCCCATCTATCTTGACTTCGACAATCTGGTAGAGAAGCTGGATATAACCGAGAAAAGCGACGAGCTTGTCACGGCACTGAGCCCGTATGGCGCAGATAATCTGGATATCCGTGCGGTCAATCCGACTGGTACCAACTGGATATATGACCTTTCATATTTCATTGCGAACGGTGATATCAAAGGGGATCTCGCTGATAAGTGGAATAGCTGGCAGCGCAGTGTGCTGAGCAACCAGATGTACTATAAGGGTTTTGTCGCTTTGCAGGCTTCTACGACAGCGAAGGTTCTTGCAGAGCAGGCGGAGCTTACAGACCTGAACGGTCAGCTTGACTCAATGATCAATCAGCAGAGCGTTACGATTCAGGCGTTGGCTATGGAAACAACAGCCGCCGGCAAAGCGAGTCAACAGAATTTGCTGAATACGATCAACGCGAACATCAAGGCCAAGAGGGCTGAGATTGATGCCAAACAGAATGAGATAGATACATCAAAAAGAGAACTGGCATCGTACACAAATGAGATCAAGGCCATCGTTGACGAGCTGTCAATCAAGAAGTATTTCACCGACAGCGAATATAAGGAACTGTCAAACTACATGACAGAACAGGATATCACTGAGAAGACATTCGTCGCGTCTACTGTAGATGCTACTGTGTCTGGTGAATCTTACTCTGTGCCAAATACGAGCGTTGCTATCAGCAGTTCGTCGATATCTATGGTTGACCTGACGGGTAAGTTTTCAAAGCGGATGTTTGTACTCGCAGGCGGTACACTCGCGCTATCCGGCAGTACGTCTATCTCATGTGACATTATCAGGGGAACGGTAGAGACAAAGAACAACGGTGCATTCGTTATGAGCGTGTACGCCGGGACGATCCGCGTCGGGACTAAAACGGCTTCAAGTGGTCTCATTACGATATCCGGTACGTACTCAGGGCTGTCAAGTAATGTTGCCCCTGTGACGGTGGCCGGTGTGACTACGAACGAAGGAACAACAATGAGGTTTACCGTTGCGTCCGGGTCAATGTTCCTGACCGGCAATGTCAGCGACTATCAGAAATACTCCGTTCAGATGGAGCTGTATGACTATGCGGTCAAAGTTCTCAAAGATCTTGCAACACCCACCTATGAGTTCACCGTGGATTCTGGGAACTTCCTGTTTGAGCAGGAGTTCGCTCCGTTCCGAGATGGACTGGAGCTTGGCAAAGGCGTGTACCTGAATGTTGGGCCGTACGTTGTTACACCATACATCATTGAGTTTGAGCTGAGCTTCGAGGATCGCAGCGCATTTTCCATCGTATTCTCCAACCGCTTCAAGAGACCTGACGAAACGAATACTCTCGCAGACATGATCGAGAAGAGCTATTCGAACAGCCGCAGCTTTGACGCCAGCAAGTATATCTACAACCAGACAACGTCGCAGGCGTCAGAGGTATCGAAGTTCATGTCAGACGCATTGGATGCTGCAAAGAATGCGGTGCTTGGTGGGTCAGGTACAGTCAAGTATGACGCGACCGGGCTGACTGTAGGCGTTGGTTCCAGATATCAGATCCGTATGGTTGACCGCATGATCGCCATGACAGATGACAACTGGGAACACGCGAAGGTTGGTATCGGTTTGATTGCCACACCAGACGGCGGGAGCAACTTCGTTGTCAACGCTGAGGTCATCGGAGGCAAACTGATCGTCGGCAATAACCTGGTGATTGAGAACGAAAATGATACAGGTGTGATGCAGTTCAAGGTGGATGCCTCCGGCGCATGGCTGAACAACGCAACCTTTATCCTCCAAAAAGATAACGGCGGGAAGATCATCATCGACCCGAAGTACGGTATCGTGGGCGGGAATGGTAACCTGTATACAACAAGCGGGACAACGGTAACACCAGCATTCATCGACAGTAGGGGCAAGGTCACGCTTGACGCAGATGGTATGCCGACCAACTCCAACTTCTACCTGGACATCCGTGACGGTAGTGTGTACTTTCGCGGAAAGATTTTCGCACAGGCTGGTGGTAAGATCGGTGGATTCACCATCAATACAAGTGAGCTCGTATCTAACAAATCAGGGCACGAGGTTGGTATCAATGGAGACCCATTGTATTCTGCAGACAATCCAAACTATGCGTATGCTTTTTGGGCCGGGTCGTATACACCATCCCGCGCGAAGTTCTGGGTCAAGAAGGACGGGACGATTTACTCGAAGGGTGCCACGCTGGATTCTGCTACCATCAACAATGCGA